CGTCTGGCTGGCCGTCAGCCGCTTGTTGCGCCGGCGCAACCGCATTTAGGAATGCATCTAATTTATTAAACACACTTCCAATTGCGGCCATCTCGGAGGCGCCAAATGCACCACGACGACTTGCCGCATCAATAATTGCTCTGATATTTTGCAAATCAGTAATAGTTAATTCCGGCGCTGCCTGTGGCGTAGTTTGTTCTTCTTGGTTTTCCATTTTTATTTCCTATCAATTGTTATATAAGTGAGGGCATCCTAAACTGAGCATACTTAACTCTTTTGGATCTTCTACAGCAATTTCACACATTTCTGTGATCTTGTTGTTCTTATCCAACTTATGAGTTTTCTTAACACAATATCGACTATTAAGATTAACATAAATCCAATTATCGATATTGGCTAATTCCTTTATATTTTCAGTATAAGTCCTGGCAAAATGAAAAGGAATGTACGAAAGTTTTCTGACTCCTAATACATTCAACGGATTAACAGTTCCTCTAATCAATGCCATTATGTACCTACTTTACTCTCTGTTTATTTATAATGCGCGGTCTGGCCGAAGGGAGAAATAATAGAATCGTTGCCGTGTACAATAAACAGGCTTTCGCAATAATTCTCATCTCCCCAACTACCGCAAGGGTACCCGTCAGTAAACATAATAAAACGTTTTGGCTCAATACCTTCTTCTTTCATGAAATCGTAGTTTACGTCAAAGTCAGTACCACCACCACCTTTGCATTCATATTCCATAATCTCGTCAGCAGTATCGCCGGTAAATCTTGCATAGTTATAGACCTGTGTATCAAAGCACCATAGATCTAGTTTGAAGTCTGTGTACTCGTCCATAATGCCTTTAACTTCGCTCAAGAAGTCTTTCGCCATTTTGTCTGAGATACTACCCGACATATCAATTGCTACGGACACATCAATTGTTTCTTCGTTCATCATACCTGGTAAGATAGCACCGCAATGTTGACTCTTACGATTGGGCCTGCTAAAGCTAAAATTACTTTTAATGATGCTTTGAATATTCATACGCAACATCTGACGCCAATCCATCTTAGGCTCAGTGAAATCATTTATCATCCGAGCAACACCGGCTGGAACACGACCTGCTCCGGCACTCTGTGCCGCGGCCACCATTGCTTCTTTAATCTCGTCACGGATTGCTTTTTTCTCAGCTTCTGTGTAACGAGGACGACCTTTTCCACTACCGTCTATATCGCCGTCATCACCCTCTCCATCACCCTCACCCTCTCCATCCAGGTGCTCGTCAAGAAGTTCGCCGAGTTTACTGATGTCAATTTTTTGAGCCTTTGAATAAAGCTCGTCGTAAATTTCTTCATAGCTCTTGCCACGATATTTGTCATCCTGGAAAATCTTAATAAAGCTAGGAACCTCACCAATTTTCTCGTCTTTAAGAATTTGATTAGTTGCATAGTCAGCCGCAATGTTTGACAACTGTGGATCTCGATGATCACGACGTCCCATATGATCAAAGACGTTGTGTAACACTTCGTGGGCAAAACCGAACTCTGCTTCTTTAGGTTTGAGTTTATCTACAAATTCGTTATTGTAGTAAAAATTACGACCGTCTGTGGCCAATGTGGCACACCAGTCTGACGCATCGATAAGTTTCATGCGTGTAGCAAGGTTGCCAAAGAATGGATGACGGAGTAATAGACCTACTCGTGCTGTAATTAGCTTATCAAGAATCTTTGCTTTTTCTGCAGAATTAAATTCTCGATTTTTAGTAGGCTTCTTAATCTTTTCTGCTTTCATTACTGTCATAGTAAATCCTTTTGTGTCTATACACTATTATATAGTCAAATTCCTAAATGAGCAAGTAAAAAAGGCCCCTGCGGGCCCTTTTTATCCTTCCATTGCTTGGATAATGTACTTGCCGTACTTGTCATGGAATTTGTCAAAGTGTTGCAGTTTGGATGCATCAAATGGCAAATTGTAGTTTGTAAGAGCAACTTTGGCACCCATAACAACTAGTTCAGTTGGGAAATTGTCCATCATAAATTTGAAGAACAAGTCGGCTTGTGAATCCCAATCTTTGGCTTTCTTGCGGTCAGCTTCTTGAAGCTCGTAGCACAGACTAATAGTCAAAGAATACATTGCCGAGATTTCTTTGATGTCCACTTTGCTAACTTTACCAGTTAGAATATCTTCTGGCTTGGGCATTTGGTTAGCAACTTTTCGGTGAGCCATAAACTTAACTGCAAGGCCTTCGCCGACTGCACCTGCTACCAGGTCAGTTAGTGTACCTTCGTCCAAATCGTCGTCAGTGAGCAGTTCACTAACAAACATCCAAGAACGGGGAGTAGCAAACGCACGTGAGCTAGATTTTGGATCAAAGTCGTACAGATCTTGTTTAGCAAAGCCAACATAACCTACAACTTGTTGATGGACGCGATTAGAAGTAGCCCAGTTTAACCAGTCTTCATAATCTGTACGCAACTCCAAGTGAACGAAACGGTTAGCCAACGGAGCAGGCATACGATAAGTAACGCCCTTGTCAGTTTCACGGTTACCTGCGGCAACAATGCTAACACCTTTTGGCAGTACATAAGTACCAACACGGCGATTCAACACCAATTGGAATGCCGCTGCCTGTGTAGCAGGCGCCGCCGAATTCAATTCATCCAAGAACAGGATTGCGGTAGAATTTGGATCAGTGGGCAATTCTGCAGGAGGTGCCCAAGTCATTGTGCCTGAATCGGAATTGTAATAAGGGATGCCTTTAATATCAGTAGGCTCCCAAAGGCTCAATCGAACGTCGACTACTTCCCGACCCTGTTCGTCGCCAATTTGTTTAACGATATCGGACTTGCCAATACCGGGCGGGCCCCACATAAACACGGGACGTTGAATTTTGACACACTTACGAATAGAACGTTTTGCTTCGTTAGGTGTAACGGTACGATTTGCGCTGAGTTTCTCTGCCATTTGAGTCTTTCAAAAAATAAAACAGTGGGTTAATTTGTTACTGTGTTACTATTGTAGCGCAAATTTAGGTATTTGTCAAGTAGAAGTGGTGTTGTATTTTTGCGACATTGTCTTAGCTTTGTTATATTTTTGGAGATCTCCCCCAAAAAGTACTAGTTGTACTGCAAGTTTTTCGGTAAAAACTACAATGTGCTTTCGAGTAAGATAATATGGGCTACCAATAAAGTGCTCTAAATCTAATATAAATTGGTTAGTTACTGTGTCTAACGGTTGTGGAAAGACTATTTTGTAAGATTTGAATCCTGCTTTTTGTTCAAAATCTTCTAATCCTCTGTCAGTGAGTCTCATGCTGCCAGTCTCTCTAGGGTTTTGCCACCACAATCTATACCAGTCTTTGAAACTTTTTTCCGTGATTTGAATTCCTAGCTGTTCTAAGATCTTCCTAGTTAGTAACGTCTTCTGATCCATCATAGTTGACCTGCTCGCCCGTAGTTAACTTGAATACAGCAAAGTCATTGCAATTGAAAAGTTTATTGAGCTTTTCTGCAAGATTAAATGCGTGACCTTTATTAGAAAAACTAACTTTTTTATATTTTGGGCCCAGTCGTTGTGCTATAATGCTGGTAGTTTTTAAGTTTACAGGCTGCGCCTTGTAAAAAACTGCCCAAATAGCATCTGCTTCTAAAACTTGTTCAGTTTTATAAGTTTTCTTATTGGTAATTTCTAATAATACTTTTGGCTTTGGCCTTGACATATATGCGCTCCGGAATTGTGTACGCATATATTTATTCCAAATCTTATTAAAATCTACCACCGTCCATTTTAACTTGAATGGACTCTGGAGTAGGGTTACTTACTACAGTCTGTTTCTCTGTTCCGGCTAGTCTAGTCATTGTTGTAGCTAGACTATCATACAGTGCCTGTACTTCTTTTATGTCTAGATTTAGACTCTTCTGATTACTTTTTACAGCAATTCTGGCCTTTTCTAAGAACATTTCGATAGGTAAAGTGTTAAGATAGGTCATTTTTCTTTCCCTAATTGGCTAAGTGACTGCTTCATATCTTCGTCAGTTTTGAACGGTCCTTTATAAGGATATCGTTCTAGCGTAATTAGTTTAGGACAAAAACTCTTGACCCATCCTTTTCGAAATTGAATAATGTAATAACCTGCACAATATAAACTTTTACTTTTACTGCTCTTAGAGTAGATTGGCAATTTCTTTTTAATATTATAAACTGGATTATGCGGCTTACTACTACACGGGTACTCGTAAACATTTAACAAAACTTCTGGCTTTTTTGTAGAAACTTTAATAATTTTTTCTACTTCTTTCCGTACATCTTCGCCGAACTGATTTTTGATTTCTTCTTTGCTAGGAAAATCAATCTTCATTCCTTGCCGATAGAAGCTAAAGCCTTTCTTTTCTTTATTAAGGGTACCTAGTTTTTTCCCACCATCTTCGACTATCCAAATTTTATTTGGAACTAACACTTTAGCAACTGCGTTCATTTTACATACCTTGCATTTAATGGATCTGCATACGACTGCACGTTATCACTAATCCGTTGAAGATCGTATTCTGCACAAAATTTAAGTAATCGAATTCCTACCTGAGAGATGTTCTTTTCTTTTTCGAGTGCTTCGTTAATTGTGTCAGTAATGATAGTACGGATCTCTTCTGGTTGTGCTGTTAAATCACACAGCAATTTGTTACGCTCATAACATTCCTTAACTCTCTGT